GATCTTAATGATTACAATATTGTTCTTGGCTGCATAGTCCCGGAGGAGGTGCTCCTGGGAGTCCGGAGAGATTTCTTCCTGATCGTGTGTGGATACCCGGATGTAGCCGTATGCATATTTTACGCTCATTGTATCACCTTTCCTTCTTAAGTGTACGTAAAAATGGGTACAAAAATAACACCTACACGGTGCCAGGAATTTGTGATATAATAGTCTCTGTGAGGGAGAGGATTATACCGCAAGTTCCTTGCAAAGTATAGTTTTCTCAATGCCCCAGTGCTGGTAACACTGGGGCGTTTTTATTTGTAACTACTGTTATTGTGCGATAGTTTCTGAATCTGACTGTGAATTCGCCATGCTTGAAGAATCACCGTTTTCAATAACTTCTCCACTATCTTTGCTGACAAAATTTACAACGGTTTTAAGCTGATCTTCAGGAACTGCATTTAATGCCTGATAGATATTTCCTTCCATGTAGAATGCAAGAGCAGCGAAACCCTGCATTCCGCCATAAAGAGACGAATCGACATTAACAGTAAATTCAGTAAGATCATCATTGTAAGTGATAGAATCAAAAGAAGGATAATTTTCTTTGTCTGAAAGCATTTCGCCATTGCTTTGATCGACACTTTCCTTGATGGAATTAAGAAGTTTTTTGTGAGCGCTCTTTGTCATTTTCATGGTAATGGATCCATTGTCATTCTGAGTGATTTCTTTTACACCGGCAGCTTTCGCCTCATCTGTAAGAGTGGTTGAATCTCCATTAATCATTGATGCCGGAAGAGTGACTTCTACACTCAGAATATTTTTCTCAGCTTTAAGTGTTCCACCGTCTTTAGAAGTTTCTTCTTTCTTGGTATCAGATTTAGAAGTGTCTGAATTGCCACAGGCGGTAAAAGACATTGCCAGCGCTGCGGAAAGCATAATTGCTACAATTTTCTTTTTCATACGTATTTTCCCTTCGTATTATTTGTTTCAAATTGTTTCATTTTTCCAGAGTTTGTTTATTCAATCAGATGTCTCCGCCATACAAATACTATCGTATCAAGAGGGCAGTGTATTTATGGTTAGAGATACTGGATGAATTACATATATCTCTTTACAACTTCTATTAAACGGTTTTTGTATTTGTACAAATCGTTTAAAGAGTCGATATAAATACGCTCGAATTTTTTATTAGCATCCGGGATGAGAAGCTGTTTATTTCTTGCATCGAGATTGAGTCGACAAATCGGTTTTCTATTATTGTCTTTATATAGAATTCCAAAATAACTTTCGGTATCACGGTGAACTATATCTTCAACGGGTACGATACCAGCAAGAAGTCCGCGAATAATGTAGAAACTTTCAATTTCATCTTCCGTTGTAACAATCTTTGATGCGGGTTCTTTGATCTCGGGTTCTGATTCTTCATCTTTATCATAATCGTCAGCTAATGCAGAAGAAATTTTACTATTTACTATTTCATTTACAAAAGAAGAGAAAGCTCGTTTTACCACAGGCGTAAATTTTTCAATTATTCTCTGATTCTTTTGACCATCGTATATATCCGCTAAAATAAATCGAACAAAGTCTTCTGTCGGAGATTCAAACTGTTTTGTTAAGATGTTTTTTATTTGACTGCTATATTTAAGCTCTTCGGCAGTACTAAATATTTTGTCCTTATCAAAATTATCTTTACAAAATTTTTTTAATTCATTGATGGAAGAATCTTTTAAATTTGCCATGTCTATTTCTAGAAATGGCACAAGATCCATTTTGTTTGATTCTTCTAAATCTGTATAAAAACGATATATTATGCCATTTGTAAGAATGCCAAATTTAGCAGGAGATGTCCCGAAATATCTAAAAAGTTGAGACGAATGTTTGTCGAGTTGCTCTGAGCAACTTTTGCATTCGACTAAAATATTCGGCTGTCCATTTTCAAGGATTGCATAATCAACCTTTTCGCCTTTTTTAATTCCTACATCAGCAATATACTCTGGGCAAAATTCATTTGGATTGAAAACATCATACCCAAGAAGTTGAAATAAAGGCACTACAAGAGACATTTTTGTGGATTCTTCTGTAGTGATGGTGTCTTTTAAAGACAGTATCCTTTCTGAAAATTGTTTAATTACATCATTGAACTCCATACATTTTCCTCTCTTTCATATTTTATAAATCATCACCATATAGATAGTGGTGTTCAGCTCTTTGGAACATATCGCAATGTTCCTGAATAAATTCAACACGTTTCTGATCACGAGCAATCCGCTTCTTTAATCGTCTTCGTTCCACTTGCAGTTGTTTGATGCGATCAAGATAGATTTGAGCCGGTTCTGGATCTTTGTGTGGATGATGAGCATAGTATTCAATTTCTTGTACATTACCTTTTAAAAAGTCATCTTTTGTTATATGACTCATGGCATGCTCATATGCCTTAAGCTGAGATTCATAATTCAATCCGGCATTGATCAGTATCGTGTAGCTTCCGTCTTCGTTCGGAACAACCATTTCATTTCCTTTTTTACTAGGAAAGTCCATAAGAACGACATTAACATCCGGTGTCGTCAATATCACCACGTTCCTTTCGTTTAAGCGCGAGAGCCATGCTATGCAGAGCTTTTAAGTCGTCCGGATCCATATCTTTCTGGACATCGAACAGCGCTTTCAGTTCTTTGTTTTCAAATATCTCTTGTGCTACCTGCGCAGTTTCATCATTTAAATAATACTTTTCTGTATCTGATTCATTTCCTGTCATTAAATAGTCGACAGATACATTGAAGTAATCAGCAATTTTCTTTATTTTCGTAGCATTAGGTGTACTGTTTCCTAATTTACTGATATACCCCTTTCCGAATCCAAGAGTTTCTTCGAGCTTGTTCATTGATATTCCATAGTCTTTGCACAAGCTTTTAATACGTTCTTTCATATTTTTGGGCCCTTTCTGAAAAAATCGCAAAAACTTCTTGACATTCTGAATATATCGCGTATAATAAAATTACAAGTTCTGAAAAAATCGCAAAAATAATCAGAATGGCAAATATGCTATTTATTTGTTTGTGGTAATTCAAATTATAGGATATTTTCAGAAGTTAGTCAATAATATTTAGTGATTTTTTCAGAACTTATATTGAAAAAGGAGGTGTAAATTTGATTTACGAAAATATTTGTAAACTTGCAAAAGAACGTGGGATTTCGATTAACAAGTTAGAGGAAAAAGCAAATGTATCGACGGGCAGTATTTGCAAATGGGGAAATAGTGTGAGTCCAACAGTTAAAAACATTAAGAAAGTAGCCGATATTCTGAAATGTACTGTGGATGAATTAATTTCAGCAACAGATGAAACAGGTTCAGAAGAAGGGAGGGAGTAAATTGGAAATCGCGGTTGGCCTGTATATTGTTGGAATTACTTTAATAATGGGATATCTGATAAACAAATATCCCAGAGAAACGATAGCTATTATATTCCTTTACATAATGGTGCTATTACAAGTTGTCCAAAAATATTTTCAACAGAAATAGTAAGAACAACATATACGCAACAATCAAAAGACGTGTGGACAAGAAACCTAGTATTAGACTGAAAAAGGCAATTGCTGGTAATTCAATCCATATACAAGCGAATATCATGCGGATTTTTGAATGATATTGTTCGTAGTTGATCCGATAAGAAATGCTGCGGACAGGAATATGGGCTTGCTTACATAATTTGTCATATGTTTTTGAAATTCGGTCACAAATTCGAAACCATTGATTATAGCCATATTTATTCTCCTGCAGAGCAGATGGTTTTTCAAGCCAACGAATCTCTTGACGTAAAACGGGGTCAATAAGAAGCGAGTGTGAATTTTCTAATTCATAGTATTTAGAAAGAAAGGGGTATATATCATCGAGAGATACTTTTTTGTAAAGAAAAGGTTCAATTTCTAAAAAGAGTGGGTGATAGACCTTATCGAGTCTTTCACGAGCTACAGTAGAGAGATTAGAGTTTCGACTAATTAGTAAAGTAAAGATGCCAAGCGTGAGCGTGACAGATGGTTCTAATAAAATATTTATAATTTTTCCTAAATTAATGCTTGATACAAACGAAAGCATGTCAATTTTCCTTTCATCATTTGATAGGAAAATTATATCAGAGAACCGCAACAAGTACAAACCATTCCACATAACCTATAAAGAGGTGATGCAGTTGAAACATATAAACATCGTGATCATCGATGGAGTAGAGAGAGACATGGCTACATTATCTACAGAGGAGCGAGCAAAGATCGTGAATGAGCTGAATCGTGTAGCTGTTGGATATCTGGGATACCAGAAAGAGAAAACCGCTTAGGCGGTAGAAGGGAGGACAAGCATGAAAAGAAGAGGACCAAGAACGAAGTGGCAGAGAATCATCCGGGAAGTGGTGTTTGAACTACTGATTGGCGGAGTAATCGGGCTTACATTCGATGCAATGTTATTTATCTGGTTGTTTGTGAAGTGAAGGAGGTGAGGACATTGCAAGAGATACCAAGGCTGATGGATGATCATGAATTCCGGAAAGAACTGGAAAGAATTCAGGAGCACTTAAATGCGATCAGCAAGGGTTCAAATACCGTAGAGGTGCGGAGAAACTACCTGATCAGCTGTGTGACGGTGCCATCAGCAAAAATCTATACGCCGGATCAGTTAAGACAGATCTTTGATCTGACGTGGAAATAAGAAGAGCACCCGTATAAGCCGGCAAGCTTTGGGCGCTCAGAAAATTAGTCAACTATATTATATGAGAAGAAAGGAAATTAGTCAAATGGCAGAAGAAAAGAAATATGAAATCACAGAGACAGAATTGAAAATGTACATTGGTTTAGCGATGGCAGACACAATTCCAGAAGGCACCGCAAGAGAAGAGGAAAAGAAACTCAGCGAATTTGCGGCAGATTTATGCAAAAGAATAACGAACCATCTGAATGGTTCGGAACCTTTTTCTGAGACGAAACTCGAGGCATATCGTGCTGTGACACGTATCTTTGATGTTGTACAGACCTTGGCAGAAGTAGCTGCCAGATATGCGGAGGAAAATAATGACAGCAAATAATTACGAGATAAAAGAAAACATCTTATCATTGCCAAAAGAGAATGACTCAGATGTTTATCACAAAGAGTTAAATCTGATCAGCTGGTATGGAAAGCCAGAAAAGTTTGATATCAGAGGATGGTCCGATGACCACACCAAGATGACAAAAGGAATCAGCCTTACAGAGGATGAATTCATAAATATCGCCCACGCAGGGCTTGAAAAATTAGGAGGTAATACATAATGGCACAGATTACAGTTACATTTGAAAGCTATGAAGATTTAAAGGAGTTCGCAGAAAAATCACTAGGGACAAAACAGGAAACAGCAGTTCAGAGCAATGCGGTAGCAAACAAAGTTGCGGAAAAGGTAGCCACACCAGTTCAGGCAGTACCAACAGCTCCGATCACCCAGGCAGCACCGACGGTCGCACCAGTTCAGCAGCCGGCTCCGGTAACACCAGTTCAGCCACCAGTTACAGCGGTGCCTACAACAGAACGCACATATACTCTGGATGAATTGGCAAACGCGGCAATGACACTGATGGACAAAGGAATGCAGGCGCAACTTCTTGCAGGATACGGAGTGGAAGCTCTGCCGGCTCTTCCAAAAGATCAGTACGGTAATTTTGCAACGGCACTTAGAGGAATGGGGGCAAATATCTAATGGGACATGCAGAAAGGGCGCATGCGCTTTTGAGCGCTTCAGGAGCACATCGGTGGCTGGTGTGCACACCGAGTGCAAAGCTGGAAGAAGGTTTCCCGGATACGACTTCTGAAGCAGCAAAGGAAGGCACCTTGGCACATGAGCTGGCTGAGTTAAAAGCGAGACATTATTTTTATACTCCAGATTTTGGAAAGAAAAAATATACGACGCGTGCAAATAAGTTGAAAAAAGAAAATCTTTGGAAAGATGAGATGGAACGTTACACAGATGAATATCTGGATTATCTGAAGGTAACGGCATTGAATCTGAATACTGCACCATATGTTGCAATTGAGCAGAAACTGGATCTTGGAAATTGGATCCCGGAAGGATTCGGTACTGCAGATTGTGTAATGGTTTACGGAAACACAGTGCATGTATTTGATTTTAAATACGGCAAAGGTGTACAGGTGGATGCGGAGCAGAATCCGCAGATGCTGCTGTATGCTCTGGGTGCATATGCAGCATATAAGATGCTGTATCCCATCGAACAGATCTGCATGACGATCGTACAGCCACGTATCGATCATGTTTCGGGATGGACATGCACACTGGAGGAACTGTTATCCTTCGGCGAAAAAGTAAAAGAAAGAGCAGCACTCGCCATTGAAGGAAAAGGGGAATATCATCCGGATGAAAAAGCTTGCCGGTTCTGCAGAGCGAAAGCGCAGTGCCGGGCAAGATCTGATTTCAACGTAAAGAAAGCGTTCAATATCGGTGAGATGCCGCCGCTGATCAGCGCAGAGGAAGCAGGAAAGAGACTGCTGGAGTTACAGGACATTGTGAAGTATCAAAAGGATTTACAGGAGTGGGCGTTAAGTGAATGCCTTGCCGGAAAAGATGTTCCTGGATGGAAAGCCGTAGAAGGAAGAAGCGTAAGAGACTGGAGCGATATGGATGCGGCTTTCGATAAACTGATCAAATCAGAAATGACGATGGAAGAAATGCTTTATGAGAAGAAGCCGTTGACTCTCGCACAGGTAGAAAAACTGATCGGGAAAAAGGATTTTCAGGATGCGGTCGGAGAGTTCGTGGTAAAGAAATCTGGCAAACCAACACTCGTGAAAGAATCCGATAAAGAGAAGCAATTACAAATATAGTAACCGCCGAAGAGGCATTCAAGGAGGAAAAATAACATGAATAACTTATGCAATGTAACAACAGATAGAGCGAGATTTTCATTTGTACATTTATTTAAACCATATGCATATCAGCAGGGACAGGAAGAGAAATATCAGGTGACCGTTCTGATTCCGAAGTCCGATGTGAATACAAAAGCGAGAATTGATGCAGCTATTGAGGCTGCAAAACAGAAAGGCATCTCTGAAAAATGGAATGGCGTGTGTCCGCCGATCGTTGCCACACCAGTTTACGACGGAGACGGAGTGAGACCTTCAGACGGGATGGAATTTGGTCCAGAGTGCAAAGGACACTGGGTGTTCACCGCGTCAGCGAAAGCAGATTATCCACCGGAGGTTGTAGATAGTCAGGGAAATCCGATCATCAACCAGTCAGAAGTGTACAGCGGAATGTATGGGCGTGTGAATGTAACATTTTTCCCGTATATGTTCGGAGGAAAGAAAGGGATCGGCTGTGGCTTAGGACCAGTACAGAAACTGGAAGATGGCGAAGTGCTGGGTGGAAGCGTACCAAAAGCAGCGGCGGTGTTTGGAACAGCCGCGCCGGTAGGGAATCCGGCGAAGATTAATCCGATTACCGGATTACCGATGTAGGGGAAGGGGCAGAAAGCCCTTTTTCCCATTATCAAAAGGAGAGCATTATGGAACATTTAAGTATAGACATAGAAACAAAAAGCAGTGTGGATATTGGAAAAGCCGGGTTATATCGTTATGCACAGTCAGATGATTTTGAAATTCTTTTGTTTGCATACAGATATGGAGATGAAAGCGTACAGATCGTAGATCTGTCTCAGGGAGAAAAGATACCGGACAAGATAGTGGAAGATTTGAGCAATCCGGAGATTGTAAAACATGCGTATAATGCAGCATTTGAATGGTACTGTCTGAACATAGCCGGATATAAAACACCACTCTGCCAATGGAAATGTACCATGATCCATGGACTGTACTGTGGATATACAGCGGGACTGGATGCAACAGGTAAGGCAATCGGACTCCCGCAGGATAAAAGAAAACTTGCAACAGGCAAAGCACTGATCCGCTATTTTTGTGTTCCATGCAAACCAACAAAAAATAATGGTCGTCGTACCTGGAATCTTCCCAAACATGCACCAGAAAAATGGGAGCTGTTCAAGGAATACTGTAAACAGGATGTTGTGACCGAGAGTGCGATCCTTAAAAGACTGGAGGCATTTCCCGTTCCGGAAGAGGAAGAAACACTTTGGCAGATGGATATCCGGATGAATGCATTCGGGGTGAAAGTAGATACAGCTTTGATAAGCGGCGCACTGCAGATCAATGATCATAGCACAGAGCTTTTGGAAAATGAAGCAAGGGCAATAACCGGACTGCAGAATCCGAATAGCTCTGTGCAGTTATTAGACTGGATCCACAACAACGGTGTGGAAATGGATAACCTGCAGAAGGTAACCGTAACGGAAAAATTATCAAATGATCTTCCGAATGATGTAAGACGGGCGTTAGAGATCCGGCAGCAATTAGGAAAAACATCAATCAAGAAATATGTAGCCATGGATACCGCAAAAGGAAAAGACGATAGGGTAAGAGGACTTACGCAGTACTACGGAGCAAACAGAACCGGAAGGTGGGCAGGACGTTTAGTACAGATGCAGAACCTTCCGAGAAACTATATCAAAACATTGGATTATGCCAGAAAGCTTGTAAAGGACAGAAATTACGGCGGGATCAAACTGTTATATGGAAATGTACCAGATACTTTATCCCAGCTTATCCGGACTGCATTTATCCCTTCAGAGGGAAATAAATTTGTCGTTGCAGACTTTTCTGCGATTGAAGCAAGAGTGATAGCATGGCTTGCAGGAGAGACATGGGTAAATGATGTATTTGCCACCCATGGAAAAATCTACGAAGCTACTGCATCACAGATGTTCCACGTACCGATAGAAAAGATCGCGAAAGGAAATCCGGAATATGCCCTGCGTCAGAAAGGGAAGGTTGCAACACTCGCATTAGGATATCAGGGCGGAGCAAACGCCTTGATCGCAATGGGAGCGTTAAATATGGGACTGTCAGAAGAAGAACTTCCGGATATCGTTCACCGATGGAGAAATGCGAATCCGAGGATCAGAGATCTGTGGTATGCAGTAGAAGAAGCAGCACTTTTAGTTATGCAGACCGCACAGCCGCAGGCAATATATAACCTGATCTTCAATCTTGAAAGTGACATTGTATACGGTCAGAATTTTTTGACGGTTCAACTGCCAAGTGGGAGAAAACTTTATTATCCGAGACCTTTTCTGAAGGAAAATCAGTTTGGAAAGCTGGCAATCCATTATTATACGGTTGGCCAGCAGACCAGAAAATGGGAAGTGACTTCTACCTATGGCGGAAAGATGACAGAGAATATCGTACAGGCAATCGCAAGGGACTGCCTGGCAGAAACATTAAGAAGAATCGATGCAAAAGGATTACAGGTGGTATTCCATGTGCATGATGAGGTTATCATTGATGCGCCGATGGGGACAACGGTTGATGAAATTTGTGATCTGATGGCAGAGCCGATACCATGGGCGCCGGGGTTGATACTGAAAGGTGCCGGATTTGAAAGCAATTATTATATGAAAGACTAGGAGGCCATAAGGTGGAGAATAACAGAATGCTGCTGATCAGTATGGCAGGAACACGAAAAACAAAACATTGGCCGAGAATGGAATTCACCTGGGCTGAATTTGTAGAAAAGCTGAAGACACCGGTGCGTAGCACAGAAACACTGGAAGAGTATTTAAGCTATGCAAAAGTGAAACAGGATGAATTGAAAGATGTAGGCGGATTCGTAGGCGGCATATTTGCTGGTGATATAAGAAAAGCAGCTTACGTGGAAGGAAGAGATCTTCTGACACTGGATATGGATAATATTCCGGCGGGAAGAACAGAAGATATCTTACGGCGTGTGGCCGGGCTGGGGTGTAACGCTGCAGTGTACAGCACCAGAAAACATTGCGGATATGCGCCGAGATTAAGAGTAATCGTACCTTTAGACAGGACAGCAACAGCAGATGAGTATGAACCTGCAGCAAGGAAGCTGGCATCACTGATCGGAATCGAATTCTGTGACCCGACTACATTTGATGTTGCAAGACTGATGTACTGGCCGAGCTGCTGCAGGGACAGTGAATACATATGCGAAGTTTATGACCGCCCATTCTGCAGTCTGCGGGGACTTTTGCAGATGTACGGGGACTGGACGGATATATCCCAATGGCCACAGGTACCGGGAACGGATGCAGTGGAAAGACGCAGGCTGGCAAAACAGGAGAACCCGACAGAGAAAAAAGGAATCATCGGGGCATTCTGCAGAACCTACAGCATTACGCAGGCAATGGAAAAGTTTATCCCTGGCATGTACGAGCCGACAGATGTGGAAGGAAGATATACCTATACAGGCGGTTCAACGATCGGTGGGGCGATCGTGTATGATGGAGATCTGTTTTTATATAGTCATCATGCAACAGATCCATGCTCTGGGCTCTTGGTGAATGCATTCGATCTGATCCGATTACATATGTATGGGGACCAGGACCAGAATGCAAAAGAGGGTACACCGAACAGTAAGCTGCCGTCGTTTATATCCATGACTAAGCTTGCAAGCAACGATAAAGCCGTATCCGGATTATTAGCAAAAGAAACCTTTGAGAAAGCACAGAATTCATATGACAACGAGGATTCTTCAGAAGAACTGGATCTTGCGTGGCTGGACCGGCTTACAAGAGATGGAAATGGAAAAATAGCAAAGACGATCAATAATGCGGTACTGGTTCTGGAAAACGATCCTCTGTTAAAAGGCAAAATTGTAACGGATGAATTCGCAAGTTGTGGGCTTATTCTTGGAAGAGTTCCTTGGAGCAAAGAGACAGAAAAGCGCCGCTGGAAAGACGAAGACGATGCGGGATTTTATAACTATATGGAGCTGTTCTATGGAATCACCGGGAGGGATAAATTAGACAGCGCACTGCTGATCGTAAGCAGTCAGAATAAAATCAACGATGTAAAAGAATACTTGAAAAGTGTAACCTGGGACGGAAAAAAGCGGATTGATACACTGCTCCCGGATTACCTGGGTGCAGAAGATAACATATATACCCACGCAGTCATGAGAAAATCCCTGTGCGCTGCAGTCGCAAGAGCTGTGATTGGCGCAGTGAAATATGATTACATGCCAATCTTTACCGGACCTCAGGGAATTGGTAAAAGTACGTTCTTAAGTATCCTTGGAAAAGAATGGTTCTCTGATTCACTGACCAGTTTTGAAGGGAAGGAGTCTGCAGAGCTGATACAGGGAACGTGGATCAATGAGGTCGGAGAACTGACAGCTATGACCAAACAGGAGACGAATGCTGTCAAGCAATTCTTGAGTAAAACGGACGACATTTATCGCGCTGCCTACGGGCGCAGGACGAATAAATATCCAAGACGGTGTGTGTTCTTCGGTACTAGTAACGAGGAAGAGTTTTTAAAAGATATGACAGGAAACCGCCGGTTCTGGCCGGTAGATGTAGGGGTACATCCGGCGAGAAAATCAGTGTGGAATGATCTGCCGGATGAGGTGGACCAGATATGGGCGGAGGCTTATGCATATTGGAAAATGGGAGAACCTCTGTATATGTCCAGGGAGGAAGAAGAGATCGCTATGGAGATGCAGGAAAGCCACAGAGAGACCTCCGGAAAGGAGGGCATCATCAGGGAGTTCCTTGAACGGAAAATACCGTCAAACTGGGACTCATTGAGCCTGTTTCAGAGAAAGCAGTTCTGGAATGGGAATCTTCATCTGGACGATAAAACAGAGCTCATAGACAGGGATAAAGTGTGTGCCCTGGAGATCTGGACAGAGTGCTTTGGAGGCGAGGCAAAGTACATGAAACGAACAGACAGTAGGGAAATCAACCAGATACTTGGAAACTTAAGAGGGTGGAAGCCCAATCGGTCTAAGCGGCGATATGGTCCGCACGGGATTCAAAAAGGTTTCGAGTGCGTTGCCAAAAGTGTCGCCATACTGGAAAAATAACGGCAACTTAACGGCAACATTGGCAACGGGCAAAAAATGGCTGTGTTGCCAATGTTACAAAAGAAAATGGAGAATGGCAACGGTTTTGGAAACGCTGAAATCCTGAAAAACAAAGGGTTTTCTATAATATGTTGCCAATGTTGCCATATTTTATATATGAAGATAGAAATAAATAATAAAAATACGTATATGGCGTATATGGCGCACATAATACAGGGGTACATACACGTGCGTACGCGAGCAACAGCAACACAGGAGGGATGTTCAATGCTGGAAAGAGAGATAGAAAAAAGGCTGGTGGACGGGATAAGGAATCAGGGAGGCAGAGCGTACAAGTTCGTCAGTCCCGGGAACGACGGGGTGCCGGACAGGATCGTGATCCTTCCGGGAAAAGCACCAAAGTTCATAGAGCTGAAAACAGAAACCGGAAAGCTGTCTAATCTGCAGAGAGTGCAGATCACAAGATTAAAAGATCTGGGGCAGGATGTCCGGGTATTGTATGGGCTGGAAGACGTGAAAGAGTTCTTGGAGGAAATGCAACATGGAATTTAAACCACATGCCTATCAAGCACACTGCATTCAGAAAATCATAGAGATCAACAAGATCGGGTTGTTTCTTGACATGGGGCTTGGAAAAACAATCACAACGCTGACCGCAGTCAAGGAATTAAAATATAACCGCTTTCAGGTCAGAAAAGTTCTGGTGATCGCACCGAAGAAAGTTGCTGAGGGAACCTGGACGAAGGAAAAGGATAAATGGGAGCACACGAAAATGCTTCGGGTATCGCAGGTACTGGGAAGCCAGACAAAAAGAATCCGGGCATTAAACATCCCGGCTGATATTTATATCATCAACCGTGAAAACGTATGCTGGCTGGTGGATTATTATAAACAGGCATGGCCGTTCGACATGGTGATCGTGGACGAGTCCTCCTCGTTCAAAAGCCATAAAGCAAAAAGATTTAAAGCTTTGGCAAGCATGAGCAGCCATATCACCCGGATGGTGGAGCTGACCGGAACACCTTCCCCGAACGGATTAGAAGATCTCTGGAGCCAGATATTTCTGCTGGACGGTGGCGAACGACTTGGAAAACGTTACACACAATTCCGTGAACGGTATTTTGATCCCGGAGACCGGGGACAGAACATTGTGTATAACTACAAGGCGAAACCGGGAACGGAAGAGAGTATTCTTGCAAAGATATCAGATATCTGCATCAGCATGAAAGCTGAAGATTATTTACAGCTTCCGGACATCATTTACCATCAGGTACCGGTTACACTGGATCCAAAAGCAGAAAAGGCATATAAGGAGCTGGAAAGAAAAATGGTCCTTGCACTTCCGGAAGATGAAGAAGAAATCAGCGTTACCAGCGCAGCTGCGTTAAGTAATAAATTACTGCAGTTATCGAATGGGGCAATTTATGACGAGGAGCATGAGATCCACGAAGTCCACGGATGCAAGATAGAGGCATTCCTAGAACTGATCGAAAGCCTGCAGGGGAAATCAGTTCTGGTGTTTTATAATTTTCAGCATGACCGGATACGGATCCTGAAGGCATTGGAAAAACTAAAACTCCGGGTAAGAGAACTACACACGACGGAGGATGAGGATGCATGGAACCGGCACGAGGTAGATGTTTTACTTACGCATCCGGCAAGCAGCGCCTATGGTCTGAACCTGCAGCAGGGCGGGAATCACGTGATCTGGTTCGGATTGACCTGGAATTA